TAACCCTTGAGCGTGAAGTCAAGAGTCCATATAAGAGCTTGTCTCTCAGTAAAGTTACCTGTGTAAGTATCTTCCTGCGTGATATTATTTAGCACTACAGGAATGTCCTTCAGCTCGTTCATCTGCGGTATGAGCTCAACAGTAACCGTAAAGTCAGGAGTGAAGTATGGCAAGATCTGCTCAACTATCTTAGTTCCATCCTCGGCATTCTTAACTAGAATGTAGAGTCTAAATCCAAAGTTATAGGGTACTGGATTGTACTGGTATTGTAGCGATCCTGGAGTATTAGCAACGTAGTTAGCAGAGCGACCTATTGTCTTCAACTTTCTACTACCATCGTAAGTAACATTTGTCATCTCAAATGACATAAAAGGCATAGTCATTGTGGCTGTTGGACGATCGATATTAGGATCTTGTTGTGTACGAGCTAACATCTTTTCTTTTGGTGCATAGGTAATCGGCACTTTAATTACAGCAGTTAAGTCTCCAGCTGTATCAGTTCTCTCAATAATGATGTCATCAAATAGAGTACCAAATAGAGATACGTACTTACGAATTGTCTGAAAATAAAATTGCTGACCGAACATTAGATCTGTCCTTCGCTAAATGGATCTTGAACAGACCAGTCTATAAAGCCAGAAGATTCATTTGACATAGTTGGATTAGCGCCAGTACCCTCAATAGTCTCAAGGTTGTACTGCTCCATCTCAATAAAATTACCCTGCTCATCGAGAATTGGTGCACCAGTTTCATCCATAATGACATAATCAAGCATGTTAGTGCTATAGTTAAGTTGGATACGATCAATATCGGGAATACCGGTATTGAATACTTCATCACTGTACTCGAACAACTCACAGGTCATCTCCCAAGTCTGTAGAGCACCTAACTGGTAGAACATCTCAAACTTATTGACGAACTTAACTTGAAAACACTTGTTGTTTAGTGGAAAGTAGATCAGGTCACCTTCGTTTGGTCTTACAAGAGTTGTATAAGCACCTATCTCTCTGCTGAAGGTTCTCTGTGCTATTGAGAACACAACTTGATCGCGAATCTCAAGTCCAAACTTGGACATGAAGTTACCGTCCCCGGAGAACCCATCGACTGACTTGATGTAGAACTCACACAGGTAAGCGTTTGTATATGATGACTGGTCGTCGGCAGTATAAAGCTTATCAAGATTATTAATGTTACGGGTGATATAGTACATATCTTCACCGTAAATTTTAATTGATTCAACAATAAGATCTTCTAGTAAGTCTTGCTCACCAGAATTTTTATAGTTGTTGAAATAGAAATTCGTTGCCATTAGCCTATCATATCCGCAATTGGTAATGAACTATCGTAGATTGTTCTTTCATACTTCTCGCGTTCGTTAACAGCCTCGTCATAGATCTGTTGACCATTAAAAGTAATACCACCTGGAAGTTGCATATTACCAAACTTCTTTAGATTAGAACCCCACTGTTCTTTTATTAGAGTGGTCGCGTAGTTCTGCAGTAGACGCTCGTTGTATCCCTTAGTGTACACCTCTGGATCAATGACCTGATAGCACTCAGCAAGAATGTAGTCGCCGACATTGACGAGTGACCAGTCCATGTCTAGATAGAGCTTATTGATTATGCGATTGTAGCGAAATGGTTGTTGACCAACGAGCATTGTTTCTAAGAACTGGATATGCTGGAGCGCCATGTAGTAGGGGACCATCGATACCGATGTCAGCGTGTACAGATCGTTCAGAGCGATCTGATATCGAATATTGAATAGGTTGTTTGTGTTCAAGCCTTGACCTAGCGGGAATAGATTTACAACACCACGAATGTTATCTGGCATCGTGATGTATCGATTATTAATATCTATCTGTGTGACCTGGTACTTATAGAAGACTTTCTCAACACCGTCAAAGTGATAGTCCCAGTAGAAGTTAAGCGCTTCTGTGACGCGATCCTCTACCTGATCTTCATCAACGTTAATTTCAATAACAGGTGCACCAAGTTTACGCAAGCAATAAGCTTTAAATTCGTCTCTGTTGTTAATCCAAGACATGATTAACCTCCAAGCTTTTCAACTTTAGCTGAAAGTTCTTTAATTGCTTCAATTAAAAGTGGAACAAGTTTCTCGTATTGAACTGTGAGGTAACCTTGACCTATTGGAGCAGCACCAACAACTTCTGGAAGTACTGATTGAACTTGTTGAGCTGAAACACCAACTTTTTGCATTTGATTATTATCAGCACCAAGATTAATTGCTGTCTTATTAGGTTGATAGTAGAAACCTTCAAGTGCATTTATTTTATCTAATGCATTTGGGATAGGACCTATAATATCTTTTAGACGTTCATCAGAATAATTTGAATATACGTCGCCAACAACAAGAACAGAACCGCCAACATAACTATTGCCGTTAGTTCTAATTTCATTAGCATTATCACAATAGATAACACCAGCATTTGTATTACCAGCACTATAAAGATATAAATCACCACCACTATATAATGAAAGTGCTTGACCACCACCACCGCCGGTAATGCCAACAACACCACCTACTGTTAATGCGCCGCTAACAGCAAGAGCATTTGCTACTGAAACATTATTTGTGGTATTATTAAATGTGAGACCAGCAGCGCCAGCCAATGATCCACTATTATTGAATTGAATCTGAGTATTTGACCCAGCAACACTGGAAACAGGTGCACCCCAATAGACTGTAGTTCCATTTGATGTAAGAATTTGTCCAGCAGTACCAATAGAACCATTGGCATTAATACCACTATTTGATGCAATTACTAAATTCGCATTATAAGTAGTTACGCCATTTCTCGTGGACAAACCGCTAAATGTATTATTACCACTATATGTCAATGATGTAGAATTGACTACAAAAGCGGTATTTACTACTAAGGTATTCTTTACAATAAAATTTGTATCTGCCACGGTTCACTCTCCCCTGTGGTTCTTTTTCTTATTTATAGTTCTTCATAGTTTCTTACATCATCAATAACTCGTATATTTGATACAACTGCTATTAAATCTTTATTTGAAAGATTAAGTTCTGTTGTATGAAATACACTTGCTGGATGAATTACAAACATACCTTCAACCGGATTAATTGCATGAAGCATTTGATGGTTCATATATCTATGTCTCATAGGCATAGGATCAATTAAATGTAATCTATTACCTGCCATTTTTTGATGAACATCAGTACCATTATCAGTAACATCAACCTGTAAAAATAAAACAGCTACATAATCGACAGATCGATGATTATGGGGTTTAGCATATTCATTAGGTCCAAATGTTCTAAGATTAGCCACAGCTTCAAATTTAATCTTTTCAGGTTCATTATAATTTTCTACAATGGCTAATTGTATCAAATTTGTCTTTAGATATTCTTTAAATTCACGACAACATTGTCTAGAGTCTTGAAGTAAATTATAAGATGTTTCTTTGTTTTTTCTCATAGCAAAAGGAACATGAGCTTCTGGGTGTTTATTCTCATATTCTTTTCCAATGGTTATTAATTGTGATAGATATTTTTTATTATCAACATAATCAATCAAAACATTAGTTGGCCAAAGAGATTGAATTTGCATAATATAACTTTCTAATTATTAGGTAATTGTAATAACTATCTTTGATGTATTTGGATAAAACTTATAACCACCAGATAATTCAATTGTTTCTCCTGCCGAAAGACCAGCAGTATTCAATGTAACAATCTGACCACTTTTGCATTTTAATCTATTAATTGTACCGGAAGTTACTGTTAGATATAGATTTGCTTGTGTGTTAGCTGTCACAGTATACGTAGCAGTTGAATTGGCAGATACTGTATTTGGACCATTAAATGTAATAGGTAGATAGTCGCGCATAAATGTTTTTAATGATTTTGAATCTGGCGCAGTATTATATGCAAATGCAGTACCATTATTAACAAAATGAGCATAGGTATTACCTATTTCAGCACCAATTGTTGAACGATAAATTAATGTGCATTCATCCAATGTACAACCAATATAAGGTGTGGCAATATAGAAAAGTGAGATATATCCAAGTTCTGACATTGCCCAAGCAGGCGATGATACGTTGTACAAACCTTGTAATGATGTATTTGTTGTAGGTGCTTCTGGTCCAGGTGTATTACTAGAACCTTTAGCTTCATTTGGCTTTAAAAATGAAGCATAGGTTTTATCTGTTTGTGTTCTATAGTTATATGTTAATCTTGATGTTTCTACCCATTGCATAGGAGCAGATACATTTGTTCCAGTATTACTATATCCTAAACTAATTAAACCATGATCCTCACCATACTTATTAATAGTATCTTGTAAATCAAATGTCTGAGTATCAACAACACCATTGGCTATAAATGTTCTAGTAACAGTCAATATGGTATTTGCTAATGAATAAACTACATTAGAAAAGCCAGGATTCTGACTGTATGTTTGAAGAATTTGCATTTTTATTCCTTAGACAATTAAAACCTTACTTGAGATGCTAGGATAGAACTTATACCCAGCTTTTATAGTTATCTGTTCTTCTGGATTCAATCCATCCATATTTATAGTCACAATATCACCCGACTTACACTTATTGCGGTTTAACACTCCAGAAGAAGTTTTTAAATATATA